GTTATCTCGCATATTCTGCGAATCTTAAAGTAGTTCGTGCCATACACACAACCTTAAATAATGCAGCGTTGACCACTGCACTGCAGGTGAGAAATGATGAGCACTATGAAAATACATACGATCCAGACATGGGCGGATCACAAATCACTACTGCTGGATCATTCATTGCAAAATATCCAGGAGATCTTGGAAACACGTTAAGAGTTTCCATGTGTGGTGCCACAAGAGCAAACACAAATAATGACGGAACACTTAACAGTAATACAGATATTGCACCATCTGCAACTTCTTTAGTATACACATTAGCTAATACTACTGTTTTAGGAGTGGGAACAACTTTTTCGAATGATGTTGCCGTAGGTGATGTTCTCTTTTGGAATTCCAAATACGTTGCAGTTACAACGGTATCATCCAATACAGTTTTGGTTGCAATAGGTGCCGCAGATATAGCTAATACTGGTGCCTATCTTGTGAGAAAAAGATCAGCATTTGGTCAACCAGCAACAGACATGATTGGAACTTGTGCAGTTACTGCTAATGGAACTACAGTAACTGGAACAGCTACATCATTTGCTGTTCAATATACTGTAGGTGATTATATTAAACTTGTCGGAACAACTGAAGAACGTAAAGTTTCGTCAATTACTAATTCAACTGTAATGATCGTATCAGCACCTTTTGCAAATTCCGCTGCAGCAAACACTCATTCACGAACATGGGAATATGCATCCGCATTTGATAGTGAGCCTGTTACTTCAGCTCATGTAAAACGGTTTGGTGGAAATTATGATGAAATCCATGTTGTTGTCGTTGATGAAGATGGTGAAATTACTGGAGCAAATAATACAGTTCTGGAAACATATACTGGATCAGTTGCCGGTGGAGCCAAAGGTGAAGACGGTCAAAGTATTTACTACAAAGATCTAGTAAATCGTGGTTCAAAGTGGATTCGCTGGATGGATCATCACGCAAATGGTGATGCAGACACACTACTTGGTGGTGGAACAACCGCTTGGGGTGGAGTCGCAACCGGAACATTTAATGGTAAAGGAATTATCGTTACTGGAAGTCTAACTGGTGGAACTGCAGGAACTGCAGCAACCGCTGGAAATATTCAAGTAGCTATGGATGAATTCAAAAATGCAGAAGATGTAGATGTTACTCTTCTGATGACAGCTGATGCAGATGCCGCTACCGCTATTCATGCAATTAATAATATTGCAGAATATCGTAAGGATTGTGTGGCATTTATTTCGCCAACACAAGCAAATGTTGTTGATAACTCAGGAAGCGAAGTTGATGATGTTGTATCATTCCGTAATTCAATGCCAAGTTCTTCATACGCAGTACTTGACTCTGGTTGGAAATACATGTATGACAAATACAATGATGTATACAGATATATTCCATTGAACGGTGATATTGCTGGATGTTGTGCATTTACAGATCAATCCCGTGATCCTTTCTGGTCACCAGCTGGTTTAGATCGTGGTAATATTCGAAATGCTATCAAACTTCCTTTTAATCCGAATAAGACACAAAGGGATACACTTTACAAAAATGGAATTAATCCAGTTGTTGGACTTCCTGGAAGTGGAATTCTTCTTTTCGGAGATAAAACACTATTAGCAAAACCAAGTGCATTTGATAGAATCAATGTACGAAGGTTGTTTATCCTTTTGGAAAAATCAATCGCTAATATGGCAAAATCCTTCTTGTTCGAATTCAACGATGCGTTTACTCGTTCAAGATTTACTGCTACCGTAGAACCTTTCATGAGAGATATTCAAGGAAGAGGTGGAGTTCAAGACTTTCAGGTAATTTGTGACGATAGTAATAATACAGCGGAAGTTGTTGATCGTAACGAATTTCGTGGTGATATTTATATTAAACCTTCACGTTCAATTAATTTTATCCAACTACAATTCGTAGCAGTACGATCTGGCGTTGAGTTTGCAGAAATTATTGGATAATATAATACTGTATAAATAGTAATATACATAAGGAATGGGGGAAGACGATGGCGCCGAAGGGTGCACTTGTAAAAAAGGCTTCCCCATTTACTTTTAACATAGTCATCGGCGCGGGAGCGTAAAGGAGAAATAATGGCAGGATTTTCAATAGACACTTTCACCGCAAAATTAAAACAAGGTGGAGCATTAGCCAGTTTATTCGAAGCAGAACTAACAACTACCAAAGGAACTGAAGATGAAGCTGCAGTTGCAGATTTCAAGTTTTTATGTAAAGCTACAACTTTACCGGGTGATACAATTGATGTAGCAACCGTTACATATATGGGAAGAGGTATCAATATTCCTAGTAATCGTGCAGCAGTTCAATGGACTACAACCGTTTATAATGATGAGGGAATGGGAATTAGAAACAACATTGAAAGTTGGATGGAAAAACTTAATTCTCATAAGTCAAATGTAAGAGATTCAGGTATGAGCCAGATTCAGAGTTATACTGGAACTTTAAAAGTTAAAACATTTGAAAAAGCTGGAACAGTTATACCAAAATCTTATGAATTCATCGATGCGTGGCCTTCTGCTGTTGGTGAAATTACAGTTGATTGGGAAACAAATGATATTCAGACCTATGATATAACATGGGAATTCAGTTATTGGAGATCTAATCAAAGTAATGTTGGTTTTAGTTAATAGATAATGAAAGAAACAATTTTATATGGGGGTGGAGAAATCTACTCCCATTTAACCTATTAGGAAGAATGTATGGCAGTTGAATTATTTGGATTTTCTATAGGAAGAGTTGACAAGGACGAAAAAAATAAGAAGTCTTTTGCACTCCCCGAACCAGAAGATGGTGCACTTGAAGTTGGCCCCGCCGGTGGAGCATACGGTACGTATGTTGACATGGAAGGTGTCGCAAAAAATGAACAAGAATTGATCCGAAAATATAGGGAAATGGCAACATTTCCTGAATGTGATCAAGCGATAGATGATGTTGTTAATGATGCTATAGTAGCAAGTAGGGAAGAATCTCCTGTCAGCATTAGCCTAGAAAAATCTAATCTATCAGACAATATTAGAGAAAGTATAAAGACAGAGTTTGAAGAACTAGTTCGTTTGCTTGATTTTCGAAAAGTTGGATTTGAATTGTTCAGAAAATGGTATGTTGATGGTAGATTATATTTTCATATTATTATTGATGAGAAAAATCCAAAAAGAGGAATTCTTGAATTACGCTCAATAGATCCCCTTAAAATAAAGAAAGTTAGACAACCAAAAATTCAACCAGGGCCTCAAGGTCTAGAAGTTGATACTGCTGGATTCCAAGAATTTTATTTGTTCAATGAAAGGGGTATATCAGGCGGCAGTGGAGGCGCTACAGTTCAAATTTCTAATGATTCTATTTCTTATGTTCATTCTGGTATATTAGATGCTGATAGAAAAATAGTTTTAAGTCATCTCCACAAAGCAATCAAACCTCTTAATCAACTCCGAATGTTAGAAGACGCGGTGGTTATCTATCGTATCTCACGTGCTCCTGAACGCAGAATTTTCTACATTGATGTTGGTAACTTACCCAAGATCAAAGCAGAACAGTATCTACGTGATATCATGAACAAATATAAGAACAAATTGGTATATGATTCTAATACTGGTGAAGTTAAAGATGAACGTAAGCACATGAGTATGCTAGAGGATTACTGGCTTCCACGTAGAGAAGGTGGTAGAGGTACAGAAATTACAACGTTGCCGGGAGGGGAGAATCTTGGTGAATTGGCTGATGTTGATTACTTCAAAACAAAACTATACAAAGCACTCAATGTTCCCCCTTCACGGTTAGAACAGGATTCAGGCTTTATACTGGGACGAGCAGAAGAAATTTCTAGAGATGAGGTTAAATTTACTCGTTTCGTTGAGAGATTACGTGCTAGATTTAATATTTTATTTAATGATCTTCTTGAAAAACAGTTACTTCTCAAAGGAATTGTTTCATCTCAAGATTGGTTGATGATAAAAGATAAAGTAATATATGAATGGCAAACTGATTCTCATTTTGCAGAATTAAAAGATGCTCAAATGATGAAAGAACGATTGAGTATTTTAACTA